TTGGACACGCAGCAGAAGAATATGCGTCCAGCTTTGTACAAAGTGATGCGGGATGAGGTAAAGTTTAGAGATAACTTTTACGAAAACTGAGGATAGCTGTAGATATGAAAGAAATAAAAATTAAAGTTTTGGTAATGCCCGCGTAACATTCCTAAATAAACTAGTATTTATTAAACGGAATGTGATGTGATGCGACCACTTTTATTACTCGCCTTATTATTTTCTTCTATGGTTTTTGCTGAAGAAGCCTTTGAAGATGTCATTAAAACAGAAGCGGTGACTGATAGTACTGTGCGTACCCAATCGGATACGACTACAACCTTGAAGTCACCCCCTGCTTCTGCGATCACCCCTACGATAAATACTTCTAACTCAGACCTGTGTACGTTTGGGGTTGCTGGTGCAATTCAAACACAGATACTGGGGATATCGACGGGCACCCAAGTAACCGATGATAACTGTGAACGCTTGAAGTTGTCTAAGACGCTGTATGATATGGGAATGAAAGTTGCCGCAGTATCTACAATGTGTCAGGACAAGAGAGTCTTTGATGCTATGATGATGGCAGGAACACCTTGCCCTTATGATGGTTTGATTGGAGAACAAGCGAAAGCTGCGTGGACTACGAACGAAGAGTTGCAACCCGACGGCAAATCAAATGCATTCGACGCGAAGAACAGAGAGGGATTAAGTGATGGTAAGAAGACACTTATGGGTGGCGCTGGCGTTGCTGGTTTACTCCTCTTGCTCCTTATCTGAGGAAATATACGGTTCCACGGCTAACGCAGCACAGAACACCCTCAATTGGGTTATGCGGAATGTGTTACCTCAGCAAGCAGGTCTTGCTGTGAATGGTGTCGTTTATCGATACACAACGGTAAAAGAAACAGAAGATGCGATGGTCGTCAATGTCCAAAACGAAAACGCGAGAGGAACAGGGTACATATTCCGAGAAACTGACGATTGGACTGGGCTTCCATCAAACACGATTAATAAAGCGATATCGATTAACAATATCGATATTTCTTACTGGGGTGATGGTTCTATTAATTGGACGGGTAACGGATCCGTCGTAGACCAATCTGTTATTTACACATATTTTTACGAACCATGTTTCGACCCGCAGTCTAACCCAACATGCGATGGATACGTGGATCCTTTTGTTGCTGCGTTGGTAGAAGAACCAGAAATAGACACTGAGACAGAACAAGAGATGATTCAAGCTGAACTGGATAGAAAGACCCAGTTAGAAGCACAAGAAAAAGAAGAAGAAGAACAAGAACGAAAGGCGATAATCAAACGTAAACGACAAGAATCCGAAGAACGCTTAGAGGTATTGCTCGGGTTCGTCAATACAAGTTTACTTTCGCAAGATCAAATCGCTAAACATGAGATGTTAAAGGCAACGAATTATTTACCGCGAGGGTATCTCGCGGGTGTAAGCGGCGGGGAGTATAAGGACACTATTGTGTTACTGGACTCGAAACTACCCGACAATAAGAAAAGTTTGAGAGTGGGGTTGGCAACTGAGTTGCTACACCAAAAGTTGGTTGATTTGCAATATGAAGAGTAGTAAATAAAAGGAGAACAGAAATGTTCAATAAAGCACTCTTTATTATGGTACTAAGTTTGAGTAACAATTTGTTCGCAGCACAAATAGACGTACAAGGTAATGTACAATCTAAGTGCGTTGTGACACAAGACACCATGGGTCAATTCGGTAACCCAATTCCGAGTAAGCTGAGTACAGACGCTACTGACGGCGGCGTTGATCCCGTTGTTAGGTTTGATGTGATCACGGCAAACACCTACAAAGCGAGGATCGAGGCTCCGAATTCGTTCTCAGAAAGCCCAACATTAAACGATACTCTCGTGTGGACGGGGGTAGTTTCTGTTGACCAAGTTTCTGACGCCAGTATGTCTGGTTATGATACAAGTAAGATCACATTCGAAAATGTAACTGAAGTCGACCTTACTATTACAGGAAGCACTTGGTTTAAAATCGAATCAGAAGCCAATTACGGATACACTAAAGCATTGCCGGCTGGAACCTATCGAGCAGTAGTTGTGGCAGAATGTATCGCACTATAATACTATCTTTGGTTCTGTTCGTGGGTTGTGTTAACGCCCACGAATGGACACCAACCTATCCTAAACTCGCACCTTCCTACGTTCCTGGAATTCTTCGCGCGAACATGGTATTATTTAATACCAGAAAGGACGTCAGATTTTATCAGTTAGAAGTATTTGACGAAGAATGGAACAAGGTTCCTTTCGCCGCAAACAACAAGTTAGTGACGATCGACTATCTACAAAAGAAGAAAATTCCTGTGTATATACGAGAAAAAGATAAGTTTAGAGCGGTCTATGTTTGTACACGGTCGAAGTTATTAGCAGAAGGAAAATCAACAGCAGCATTATCGACGAGAATATGTTCTAAGATCAAGTGAGTTAAAATGAAATTGTTTGTTATGTTGTTGTTGCTTGTGATGGGTAAAGTCGCCGTCGCAGATTCGGGTTCGTTGAATCTTTCTTTACCAAACTCAAGTGGGAGTTATGCTTCAGATAGAGTTAGAGCAGGAGATGTTGAATGCCAGAACGCTATTGGTTCTGCAACAAATTTAGAGTTTGGTGTCGTTGGTATCATCAATCAGAATGGGCCGTTCGACAATTACGCAAATTCAGTCGGGGACAGAGGATATGACCCAGAAGGACTGGTAAAGGACATTGGCGTGTACGCTAAAATCACAATACCACTAACTGGGCCGAAGGAACGCATTAATTGCAACGCGCTGTTCAAGCTAGAAATGGAAAAGAAACGGATGGAAATTCAAAGGCTGAAAGCAGAAGTCGCTAACCTGAGAGCGCTTCAGTTTGAGGGAGATGACTGATGGCAGAGAATGATATATTCGACGAATTAATGAAGAGTGTTCAAGAAATGGATGACATCGTTAACGGGCAATCACAGCCCACTCGACGCTTTGAGTTTCCTGAGTCGGAGGGAGACGACTAATGGCAGAGTTCGAATTTGCAGGTACAACATTTCGCGGGGGTAAGATGGCAGTTATATTAACTGCTCTGTCGACCTTTGGTGGAGCGTCATATGGTGCGTTTGAATTCTACTCTGATTACATGGACATGAAAGAAATAGTTGAGAACATCGATACTACAGAAATAGAAAACAGAAACGCTCAGATAGAATTGAAACTCGATGCAGTACAATCTTCAGTCAATGAAGCAATAGATTACTCACGTAGTATCAAGAATGATTTGCGTGATGACTTCAACCGTATGGAAGCAAATGTCGACCGCGTCGAGGATCAGAACAGAGACCTGGAAGATGATGTCAAGGAAATGATTGACAAGGCCACTGAACGCTTCGACACAAAGCGAGAGAGCCTACAAACAGATACAGAGTTAAAGATCAACGCGCTCGAAGACCGATTGAATAAAAAGATACAAACTGTTCTAGACAACCCGCTAGCTGATTAGAATGCATTATCTAGTTCACTTCTATCGCAACGGAAATACATTATCTCGTAACGAGTATGAAACTATCGAAAAAGCGTTCGAAGATTATAATTCATCCAAACTCTCTGATTCGGGTCAATGCCAGAAGGCCATGTACATTGTAGTCGATGGGTTGTTCTTTGAGTATGTAGGTAAAGCATATATGCCACCACAGAAATGGGACGGAGTGGAACGCAGAGACCCTCAATTGCAACTTGTATAGATAATTGTTCCAATGGAATGAAGGAACATTATGAAAATTTTATTATTGTTACTTGTGCTAGTTTGCGCAACCCCCACCCTTGCTGCCGATATTTCTGGCAATGTCACTTTAGCTTCTACTTACGACTTTCGTGGTATGACACAGACAAACCAAGAACCTGCTATTCAAGGCGGGTTTGATGTTGTAACCGATTCTGGTTTTTATATTGGTACATGGGCTTCAAATATTGCTTTTGATGGTAGCGTTGAAATTGATTTGTACGCTGGTATGTCTAAGACTATTGGTCACACGACAATTGCTGTCGGTGTTATTCACTACGCTTACCCAGGTCAACCAGCTGGACAGGCGGATTCGAATTTCAATGAAGTTTATGTCTCTGCTTCGAAGTGGGATCTCACTATTGGTGCTGCTTTTAGTCCAGAATTCTTCGGAGAAACTGGGAAAAGTAAGTACTACTGGACAGACTATACTGCAGGTGATAGTGGGTTCTCTATGCACGCTGGTAGAACTGTCGGTGCTCTAGAATATACTGATTGGGAAATTATTTATTCTCAATCCTTTCCAAGTTTTGATGCTTTTGTATCATACGGTGAAACTTCTGGTGATGTAGAAGAAGATGGTGTTACTGTAGGGATTAGTAAATCTCTATAAATATAGATAGAAATGGGTCGAGATTATTCTAGATCCATTCTCTTTTTGCTTACATACACGAAGGGGCTTAACGAAGAGAATTTATTCTACCGTAATTTTTAACGGTTTTCAACAGGAAGGGAAATGAAATCATTTAAAGAATTTAGAGAAGAGATGACCACCACCGCCGATGCCGGTATTCCTCAAGACACTAAAGACATGGGCCCATCTAAGAAGAAAAGATACCCTCTCACAAAGCATTACATTGAGATTAATGGAAAGCGGAAGAAACAAGTGAAGTAAGAACATGTTTGGATATTTGAAAATAATTTTGTTAATGGGATCTCTCGGCGCTATTGGTGGCGCTTATGCATATTACCAAGTAACAGTCTCTGATTACGAAGCGAGCATCGCTAGACTCGAGTCGAACAACAAGACCCTCAAAGACAACAATACTACTCTACAACAAACTGCAGAGAGTAATGCTGCAAGAGTGGAGGAGTTAATCAAACAACAAAAAGTCTCACAAGAGCAAGTTCAAGAATTGACTAATAGAAATCAAGAGCTGGACGAAGAAAAGAAAAAGTACATGAGAATCTTTTCCGACCATAATCTTACCCGATTAGCTAGAGCAAAACCTGGGTTGATCGAGAGTCGAGTCAATAAGGCTACAGCCTCTGTCTTTCGTGAAGTCGAACAAGACAGCAAGGAGATCCAAAATGCGGATAAGTAGTTTACTTCTCGTTCTATTCTCTCTTGGAGGGTGTGCTATGTTCGGTAAGAGCGTTCCTATCGCTCCACCTGAACCAACCGTTGTTACCAAAATAGAAACGGTTCCTCTACGCATCTATCAACCTCCTCTACCTGCTGAGATAACTCTACTAGACCTTAATTGGTTTGTCATCACAAGCGACAATTTAGAAGAGAAGAAAAAAGATATTGAAAAGACTCTAGACGGCCAGTTTGTCGTGTTCGCCCTAACCCCCGATGGTTACGAAAAGATGGCAGAAAATCTCCAAGAATTGCGTAGGTATTTACTTCAACAAAAAGAACTGGTATTATATTATAGAAAGTCGACTTCAGAGAGCGTAGGCACAACAGCTGAAGATTGGGTTGAGAAAAACAAAGAGTTGAAATCTTCCGAAAAATAATGTAGACTGTCTCTTGTAATCAAAGGTATTCATATATGTCTAACACAATTAAAATCGTAATTGCTGGTTACGGACCAGTTGGAATTGCAGTTGAAGCTGCTCTGGCCACACATCCTCATGTAGAAACTTTTATAGACGATCCGTTCTTAGGACATGAATACGACCCTAGTATCGGTGACCCTGTCGATGGTGTTGTTATTTGCGTGGCCACTCCTAGCGCATCAGATGGTTTCTGTGATTGCTCGAACGTTGATGCTGTATTCGAGAAGTATGGATTCGAGACCAGATTTCTAGTTAAATCTGCAGTCGACCCGATTTATATCGCGGATTTCTCGCCACGAGGAATGACAACCATCAGCCCAGAATTCTTACGAGGAACTACTGGTGCTGATCCTACTGGTGAATTTCTAAATCAAGAATTTGCGATTTACGGTGGTGGACAAATGCGTTGGTGGCATGAAATTTTTAAACCATGCTTACCTAAACTGAAGAATGTTCGTTTCTTATCTGCACCCCAAGCAGCCTTTGCGAAGTATGTTGAGAATGCATTTTTAGCGACCAAAGTTTCTTTCTTCAATCAAATGCAAATGATCTATACCGCTATGCAATTCGAAGACTTTGATGTTATGGTTGAGGCTATCACGATCGATCCTCGAATCGGAATCTCTCATACGCAGGTTCCTGGACCCGACGGCAAATACGGTTACGGTGGCCATTGTTTCCCTAAAGACGTTTCTGCGATCGCGGAGTCTGGTGAAGCTTGTGGTGCTGATGTCAGCTTTCTACGTAACCTACAGGAATTTAATGCTTTGATTCGTGATGAAGATTAAACAAAAACGAAAACCCATGACTGCTGAGCAAAAAGAAGCGGCAGTCGAGCGTCTCAAAAAAGCTCGAGCAGCCAAGGGCGAACCCAAGAATTTATCGATCGATGAATCGATAAGAAACCTTCCAGACGACCACTTCCTTTCTCCCGTAAAGGTAAAGGAATGGTTGGTCATCTGGAAAGGTAAACTCGCTGGTATGAAATCATTAAAAGATTCAAAGCAATCTTCTGATCGAGCCTTATACCAGCAAACTGAAACCTACTGTAAAAACCTACAAACCTACCTGTCAACCGGAACATGGAACGACTGGCGGTATGGTGAGAATATGGAATTTAAAATCGGATACAGATCAGTAGCCGTTGCTTATAAGAACGGTATTCCTGTACGCACTCCAGGAGTGTATTATCCAGAAACCAAGGAGGAAATGGATGGCGATTGATATGGAAGGCTCGTTCTTAACCAAGAGTAAATTCTCTAAGATGGTTAAAGACTTTGCCCATGAACACAGAGTTTCGCATATGGACGCGGTTGTTGAAGTCTGCGAAAGAAACAACATTGAGTTGGAAGATATTAAGAAATATGTCTCACCGATCATCAAAGATAAAATCCAAGCTGAAGCCCAACAGCTAAACATGCTCCCTCGAGTCAATACCCTACCTATTGAATAATCCTAAATATTATTATATAATGATATACATCAGAGACAATCTGGTGGTGTGGATAAAAGATACATACAATACAAAAAAATACAATACAAATACAAGGAAATAATATGTCATTTTCAAACCTCAAGCGTAATCGCGATCAAATCTCCAAGTTGCTTCAAGCAGCTGGCCCTTCTAATGAAAAGAAATCATACGTTGACGAACGTCAATGGAAGCCTACAGTAGATAAAGCCGGTAACGGTTATGCTGTTGTGCGATTCTTGCCGTCTCCAGAAGGAAACGAACTCCCATGGGCTCGTTACTGGGATCACGCTTTCAAAGGTCCAACCGGTCAATGGTACATCGAGAAGTCACTCACTTCAATCGGCCAAGTCGACCCACTCTCAGAAGCAAACTCAAAGCTTTGGAACAGCGGCGTAGAGAGCGATAAAGACGTTGCTCGTGAGCGCAAGCGCCGTCTACATTATGTAACAAACATCTTAGTAGAAAGCGACCCATCAAACCCAGAGAACGAAGGTAAAGTATTCCTTTACACTTTCGGTAAGAAAATTCATGACAAGATCATGGATATGATGCAGCCCACCTTTCCAGGTGAGAAGCCAATCAATCCGTTCGATTTTTGGGAAGGTGCTTCATTCCAGTTGAAGATTCGACAAGTTGCTGGATATCGTAACTATGATAAATCAGAATTCACTTCGACTTCTGCTCTGTCTGATGATGATAGCTACTTAGAAGAAATTTACAACAAGCTTTATGATTTGAATGAGTACAGTGCTCCAGAAACCTATAAGACGTATGATGAGCTGGTTGCTCGTCTGTCAATGGTTCTTGGGGAATCCGCTGCGCCACAAGGGTACCAGCCAGCGCTGGATGCGGTTGCTGCACCAGCACCACGAGCTGCAGCTGCTGAACCTGCCTTTGCTGAGTCTTTCTCTGCTCCAATTGATTCTGCCAAAGCTGAAGACGAAGATGACACCATGTCATACTTCGCCAAATTAGCAGCAGAAGATTAATATATAATACTGGATCTTTTAAATGGCATGGGGGCATTATTCCCCATGTCAGATCCTTTCTCTATTAGGGTCTTAAAGATATGTTAAAGTGGTTAAATGGTGGCGTAGAAGATCGTGGAGTTATTGGCTTGACTGCTGGTGCCTTTGATTTATTACACGCTGGTCATTGTACCATGTTATCAGAAGCAAAACAAAATTGCGACTATCTCATTGTTGCTCTCCAAAACGATCCTTCCGTTGATCGTCCTGAAAAAAATAAACCTGTACAATCAATATTCGAACGTCAACTGCAATTAGCAGCTGTTCGCTTTGTTGATGACATCGTAGTCTATAACACCGAAGCGGACTTGCTTGATGTATTAAAGGCATTGCCTATTGATGTGAGGATCATTGGTAGTGATTACGTCGAAAAAGATTTTACCGGTAAGCAATATTGCATCGATAATGGTATTGGGTTGGTATACAATAACCGAGATCATTCGTTTTCGACTAGTGAATTACGTCAAAGATTAACACAGATAACAGAACCAGTCAAGAAAGTCAAAACCGACTGGGAATCTACCTTTCCGATTTAACCCCACCTTCTTCCTGTTCTAAGATTACTAGAGTCGAATCGATCGCTGGCTCCAGGAGAACCCATTAACACTGATTGGTTGCTGGAGTTATTGACTACAGACGAACTGCTCGGCGCGTTGATGATTGG